GGGAATGATTCTCATCCACGGAGCAACTGCTCCAACATCAATCTCTGTTCTAATGGGATGGTCAACTAACTTGCCACCATTGAACTTCATACTATTAGTATGGTTAGGATTGTTCTTGTTTCTGGTTAGAGCGATATACGCTAAAGATACTTTGTACATTGTATCTAATGCGATTGGATTTGCCTTGAATACCTTGTTGTTAAGTTTGATTGCATTTAATTAAAAAGACTTGACTTGTTATGAAAACAATGGTATGATCTATATAGAAAGTGAGAAGTGATTCGTATGAATTATATTGAAGTTATCGGTGGAAACAAGTTTCAGAAACATACTGCTGAAGTAGTTGTTGGACAGATGATTCAAGCTCTTATGCCTAGAATGAGAACATTAGAGATTACAGTCAACATCAAAAAACTGACAGGTGATGCTGTTGGTTGGTGTATGATGGAAGATACTAATCGTGAATTTACGATTGACGTTCATAACAAACTGACACTGAAAGATTTTGTGACTACTATCTGTCACGAGATGGTTCATGTTAAACAGTACGCCCGTAAAGAGACTTGTGGTTATGGTAAGAAGTGGAAGGGTAAGAAGATTGCCCCTAAGACTGCTTACTATGATTTACCTTGGGAAAAGGAAGCGTACAAACTGCAAGACAATCTTGCACAACTAGTATGGGATGCAGATGTACTCTAAAGAAATAAGAAATAGGATTAAGTTATCAATAGCCGCATATGCATATGAGTTTGAAGATGATGCCATCATGTCAGACCATCAGTTTGATGAATTGAGTTTGAAGATAAACCCAGAAGAAAAAACTGGAAATGATTTGATGGATAGGTTCTTTAAGAATCATTTTGAAGCACATACAGGAATGTGGATTAGAAAACATCCAGAGATAGGTAAATTAGCAACAATCTACAAAAAATACTATAAAACTACTTGACAGTGTGTTGACTGTCTGTTATAGTAGCTATGTAAGATGAAAAGAGAGGAATAAATTATGGGTAAATTAAAAGGTTACATTATGGACATTGAAGAGGATGTCTATGCAATTGAAGGTTTGGAAGAGAAGATTTCTGAATCAGAAGATATTTCAGAGGTGCAGACTTTTGTAGTTGATGCACTTCAATTGAAAACCTCATTTGACATTGAGATTGCCAAGGATGCAGTCTCTAGTATGTGGAATGAAGGTTGGGCATATTATCAGTAAGAGAGAGGATTATATTATGACACAAGTTGCAGTTATTCATACAGCATTTGAAGATACCCCACGAACAGTTGCGTTTGTTGAAGTGGGTGAACGAGTTGGTACAGAGGCTCTTGAGTATGCGTACCGTTGGACACAGAATATCTTTGACAGTTGGTCATTGAAGATGCCAGAAGATGGTAACGAAGATGTCACTGTTATGGGTGAGATTGTCGATGGAATGGGAATTCGTTCTACATCAGTCGGCGATCAGATATTGTTTGGAACTACAAAGTATAAAGTTGCTCCCTGTGGTTTTGAAAAGGTTTAGTTCATTATTGATTATATTTGCACTATCTGGTTGTGTATCTACGCCCGAGTTGGTGATTGAAATTTACCAGAAGTGTAAATATAGGAATGATTGTATTGGTGATAGAATAGGAGAAATGTTTAATGTTGGGTAAAACTACAACAGCTCTTCTTATCGCATCTCTTAGTGGTTGCCATCCAGCGTTTGCAGAAGCACCTTGTGAGTACGATAAGACAGTAGAGACTAATTGGACACAACAAATCGAAAAGACTTCTAATATAGACAAGAAGGTTTTTCCATATGTTGACGATACCAGAAAATGCGTTATGACTATGGATGTAACGATTGAAGGTACTACATATCCCACTGGAGGTAACTATGTTTTCGGGCCTGACATGACAGAAAATGACGCCTGTGAACAAGCGACTATCAAGGCAAAGAAAAAGGTAATCGGTGAGGTTTCACCAGAAGTTTTGACAGCAAGAACAGAGATGAACTGTTCTACTAAAGAAGAGTTGCCTGTCCATGCTGCAGCCCCACAACCAGAGGTGACTATTACTGAGAGTTCGCCTGTAGTTACAGAACGTATCATTACTGAACCAGTGGTTACTGAAAGAATTATTTCTAGAAAAGTTATTGACGTAACGCCATCTAATGTGGTACAGTATATACCAAATAGTAATCAAGGCTTTACTATTGGAGGCATAACACTCTCTTTCGACCCACACAGAAATAAGCGTGGTAAGTGTTATGCGAACTGGCAAACAGGTGGAACGGACTGTTACTAATGTTAAAGTTGATTGTAGGAATTATATTGGGTATTGTTCTAATAACATACTACCCACAAATCGGTTCAGTATTAGGTGACTTGTTCACTGAATCTGGAATGCGTGATGATCTAGTGAAACTTTTAGAAGGGATATAACATGAATAAGATCATATTAGTTGGATGCACAGCACTACTTGGGGCTTGTAGTTCAACAAAAACTGTGGAGACATTGACAAATGTACCACCACAAAGTATCGTTGCCAAAGAGGTATACGAATACAAGGCACAGGCCGTAGTCGATCAGATTGAGGTTATGCCTAAGTGGTTCTTGAAACCACCAACTAGTGAGACTGCAATCTATTCTGTAGGAACTGCTGTCACACCAGACTTGCAATTGACTGTAGATATTGCAGTGTTGAATGCAAAGACAACTCTTGCAGACAGGATTAATGGTAGGGTTCGTTCTCAAACCAAAAGTTTTGTTGCAAAGATTGGTTCAGAAGAAACAGATACTTCTATTCTATCAGAAGTAGAGAAGGCAACTAAAAACATCATTGCAGATGTAGATGTTGCTGGTTACAAAGTTTCTGAGAGTTCAGTGGTTGCTAATGGTACACAGTATCGTGCATATGTTTTATTGGAGTATTCAGACAAAGAGGCGAATAAGATTATTATGAACCGTCTGCGTAAGGATAGGATACTCTTATCAAAGATACGTTCAACCAAGGCTTGGAAAGAACTTGACGAGTCTGTGAACAATCAACATGAAATGGATTCGGAAGAATCGCTAACTAATATGGAGATACTTACAAGTGATTAAAGAATTGATGCTGTCTTTCCTATCTATCGCCGCAGAACCATCCTTTGCAGATGATGTGACGATACCACAAATGGAAAATTTCGCTGTCGAAGAGGCGATTTGTCTCGCCGACAACGTGTACCATGAAGCACGAAACCAACCAACTGCTGGACAGATGGCGGTTATATCAGTAACGATAAATCGTGTAAATGACCCTCGTTTTCCAAACACTATTTGTGGTGTAGTAAAGGAAGGGCCGCATCGTCCAACTTGGAAGGGTACTGGCGAAATGATACCTGTAAGGCATCGTTGTCAGTTCTCTTGGTATTGTGATGGTAAATCTGATAAGATATATGATACAGAAACTTGGAATCACATATATCTGTTGACAAAGGGTATTGTTTCTGATACACTACAAATACTGGATATTACAGAGGGTGCAACACACTATCATGCAGACTATGTATCACCAGCGTGGGCAAAGACAAAGACTAAAACAATAGAGATTGAAGACCATATCTTTTATCGGTGGGAGCGAGTGGAATGAATTTATTTTGGTTAGATGAAGACCCTTTCAAGTCTATTGAATACCATTGTGACAAACATATTGTAAAGATGCCAACAGAGTACAAACAAATGCTCTGTACGGCACATCGTGTTTTGGACGGCACAGAGTATATTGATAGAACTAAAAATGGTGCAAGAATCAAACGATGGAAACACCCAGACAGAAAGATGGAGAAAATCTTATTCAAGGCTTCTCATGTCAATCATCCTACTAACAAGTGGGTTCGTCTGTGTCGTGAGAACTATTCTATGATGTTTACTTACTACATATTATGTTGTAATGAGTACGAACATCGCTACAATAAAATACATGGTGCAAAAGATTATTGGGATATGTTGCGTGAGCCACCAAAGAATATGCCATCTAGTATTATGGGGCATACACCTGTACCACAGGCAATGAAACAGTTTCCTGAGTGTATGGTAAAGGATGATAGTGTTCAAGCATATCGTAACTTTTACAATGTTGCCAAGAAGCGTTTTGCTACTTGGAAAGAAAGAGAAAGGCCTTATTGGTATGACAGTACAAAATTACGAGTTGCCTGATTTGAGGGCAAAGATTGGTGCATTACAAACTGAAAACAATCTTCTAAGAGAAGATTTAAAGGATATGACAGCCTCTTACTATGGACTCCTAAATAGGATCAAAGAACTAAGTGAAGAGAAAATAGATAATGCCGACATATAGATTTAAAAATGATGAGACAGGTGAGGAGTTTGATGATTTTATCAGCAACTCTCGTAGAGAAGAACTCTTAAAAAAGAATCCTCATATATCTCAACTACCAACACCATTTGGAATTGTTTCAACAACAGGTTCAATTGATAGTAAAACTGACGGTGGTTGGAAAGAGGTTCTTAATAAAGTTACAGATGCCCACCCAGATAGTCCACTTGCAGATAGGTATGCAAAAAAGTCTATTAAGGATGTTAAGACTAAACAGGTGGTAGACAAACATCGACATAAGTGGAGAAGCAATTAATGGCAAAAGCAAAAGACATTCGTATTGATGATATGGTAACAGTTAGTTCTGTTACTGATAATCAAAAACGTGCCTTTCAGGAATATAAGAACGATAAGAATCTTTTCTTGTACGGTGCGGCTGGTACAGGTAAAACATTTATTACGTTATATCTTGCATTGCAAGAAGTGTTGAGAAACGAAACAAAGTTTGATTGTGTTTATATTGTTCGTAGTGCAGTTCCAACTCGTGAGATTGGGTTCTTGCCAGGCGATGAAGAAGATAAGACAGCGTTGTTCCAAGTTCCTTACCAGAATATGGTAAAGTTCATGTTTGAACAACCGAATGAACAGGCCTTCAGTATGTTGTATGACAGACTAAAGAATCAAGGTTCGTTAATGTTCTTGACAACTTCCTTCTTGCGTGGTATAACATTAGATAATGCAATCATCATTGTGGATGAGGCACAGAACTTGACGTTCCATGAACTGGATACAATCATTACTCGTGTGGGTATGGATTCAAAAATTATGTTCTGTGGTGATTTCTTTCAAAGTGATTTGCAGAAGAATATTGATAAGGCCGGAATGCAACACTTTATGAAAATTCTAAGAGGTATGGACTCTTTTGCAAATATCGAATTTACACTTGGTGATATTGTTCGTTCTGGTATGGTTAAAGAATACCTTATCAGTAAGATTAAAACAGAAGGTGATGAATAATGGGTAAGAAGAAGTCAAGAAGCACACAAACTTCTAAAGGTGAACGTAGATGTGTTGCACGAGATATTGTCAAAGCAACTCGCAGAGACTATATGCAGAGCAGTGAGAGGATTACAAATCAACTCTCTGCATTTCTAAGGGGCAAGAATGTCATGTTGACTATTCCTAATCCAAACAAGAACGAAACGAACAAGAGAATGATTCGTGTTCCAGCCACTGACCAGTGGCGCCGTGGTGGTAAAAAGTAAATACTAAAGGAGTATAGATTATGGAAATACTAGCAATTATTGCTGCATTGGGTGTAGGCGCACATTATCTTAATAAAGAAGATGTGCCAGATAATGTAGTTCACAGTTCGCAGAATACACAGGAAATTGCAAATTTTGGAACTAACGATGTCAGTCTTGCACAGATTGATTGGAGCAAAGCAGGCAACTTTCGTGTAGGTGATTCGAGTGAGAATGGCGTACAGTGGGTTTTTATTACTAACTAATACAAGGACTATATTATGTTTAATCATGTACCAGTAGATATCCCAGAGGTATCAACTAAAACTATCAAGCGTAAGCGTTTCTATGATACGCCTACAGGGTTCTATCCCTCTATTACAACCGTATTGGGTGTTCGTAAAGAGAAACAACAAGGACTTGCAAAGTGGCGTGAAAGAGTTGGTAACGATGTTGCCAATCATATCATGCGAACTGCCGCAGGCCGTGGAACTGCTGTTCACCATATGTGTGAAGATTTTCTTAATAACAAAGAGGTTATTCAAGAGGAACAAAAGTTCCTGCCTTGGTGTTTGTTCTCGCAACTAAAACCTACTCTGACAAAAAGTATAAATAATATTTTCGCACAAGAATGTGGACTATGGAGTGAGAAATATCGACTTGCTGGGCGAGTGGATTGTATCGCTGAATGGAACGGTGTTCCCTCAATTATTGACTTTAAAACCTCACGTTCAGAACGAAAAGATGACTATAATTTTGAATATTATATGCAGGCATCAGCCTATGCAGAAATGTTTGAAGAACGAACAGGAAT